CAATACTATTCGCTATGTAGTAAAATATATGTCTAAACGAATTAAAAACACACCAATAGGAGCCGATGAGCCTAAAGCGTATATATCAAAAGGTCTTGGTAAATCATATATCGACCACAATAGATTATATCATCTTGACACAGACCGCCGTTACCTTGTTGAAGATGGCGGATATAAAATCAGTATGCCGAAATATTACAAGGACAAAATTTGGAATTTCACACGACCCACCAAAGATTTCCTTAACTATCTCCGCAACGAAAAAAGATGGAACGAGTATCATAAATTATCAGATTACGAAAAGTATGTTAAAGACACTATTGAGGAAAATAAAGTAAGTAGAGCGAAATACGAAAAAATGGAACGACAGTTAACCGAAAAATCTAAATGTAAATTATATTAATATGAAATTATTTAACCAGGTAAAAGGAAATTATCCTAAAAGAACACAATTCGACCTATCACACGAAAGAAAACTATCATGCAAAATTGGTCAATTAATACCCATTATGGTAGATGAAGTAGTACCAGGTGACACGTTCACCGTTAATAGCGAAGTACTCGCAAGAATGGCTCCAACGTTAGCACCTATAATGCACCGAATGAATGTATATGTTCATTATTTCTATGTACCCAATAGAATTATTTGGGACGGCTGGAAGGACTTTATCACAGGTCAAGCAGAATTAGATCTAACCGATGTCGAAATTCCCTATTTCAAAGCAACAGGAAATACAAACGCAGGCGAATTAAGTGACTATATGGGATTACCTAATGAAATGCGAATAGATCTACATAACATCTCACAATTACCATTTCGAGCCTATCACAAAATCTATAACGAATACTATAGAGATCAAAATTTACAACCGGAAGTAAACATTGAAGACACATCAAACCAAAACATCAGGACAGTACATAGTCGAGCCTGGGAAAAAGACTACTTTACAAGCGCCTTACCCTGGGCGCAGAAAACTCCCGATGGACAACCAGTCGGAATACCCGCACAACCAAATTATCTTACAACTGGATCCCTGGCAATAGATGAAACCACCGGTGGATGGAGTGATGGACAATTACAAGCCACAGGCGGACAAATTAACGACGGAACACATAACGTTATCATTAAAAATTTCGTCGATGGTGCTGAAATAGAAATAAATCTAAATGAATTTCGCCAGGCACACCGTATACAAAAATGGTTCGAGCGCCAGGCACGTTCAGGTTCTCGATATGTTGAAACCATGCTATCTCACTACGGTCAAAAATTACCCGATTTATACGATAGACCCGAATTTCTTGGCGGTGGTAAAACACCAATGATCATCAGCGAAGTTATAAACCAAAATGCAAACCAATCCGCAGAAACGGGATCCACAAATATGCCTTTAGGAGATATGGCCGGACATGGAATAGCAATAGGAAAAATGAACCGCACTACAGCCAAATTTCAGGAACATGGATGGATCATGGGAATAATGTCAGTTATGCCAAAGACAGCCTACCAGGACGGAATACATAAATCCTTCACACGAAAAGACAGATTTGATTTCTTTTGGCCTGAATTTGCTAACTTAGGAGAGCAACCAGTACTAAACAAGGAGCTATGGGTATCAGATGATCTTAAAAAAACTGATGACGTTTTCGGATATCAGTCAATGTATGCAGAATATAAATACAAAGGAAGTTCAGTACATGGAGATATGAGAAACAATCTAAAGTACTGGCACATGGGTAGAAAATTTGAAAAATCAGACGATGTTCTATTAAACGATGAGTTTATAAAATGTGACCATACAGAAGTAAGTAGAGTATTTGCAGTACCTACGCAAGAAGATCCGGACAAACCATTCGCAAACTTAGATCACCTTTGGGTTCAGGTATATAACGATGTAAAAGCAACACGTCCAATGCCTTACTATGGCACACCTACACTATAATGTACAATAAAGACGATTTAAATAACACAGTTAAGAAAATAGTTCAATGGCTAATAATAATCGAAGCAGTAAGTCAAACAATTCATCACATCATAAACCAAATAATTGGTTAAACAGACATGGATACGTAGACACCCCAATCAAAAAGGATTGGGGAAAACGACATGAAAACTTTCAGGTCGATGCCACAATGTCAATTAGACAAATGGTTCAGAGATACAACAGCGGACAGTCTATCCCTGTAACAAACGTGGAATATTTCGACCAGGAAATGCCACATCCAGGATCAGACCTAACCGATAAAATGGACTTTCTAAAATATAACGATCAGATAGTACGTTCAGAAATACAAAATAAGACGTCTAACATCGTTTCTAACGACATATCTCATTCAGATGGTGCTAACCTACCGAATGAGGAAAAAGTCGCTCAAAACGAAAATAAAGACGTCAATTAGGAACAAAGTCACATCGACAAAAAATAAAGTCACCTAATCAGGAACAAAGCGACAGCGAAAACACTATAACGAAGTGCGCGAAGCGAATAAAACAAAAAAGTCCAAATAGGGTAAACACAATTACTCTCGCGAAAGCAAAAATCTATGACAAAAAAAACTATATATTTGAGGTCACGAAAATAGAGAAGTGCATATGCGCCCTTCTTGTATTGCATATGCACTGTTGACACCAAAGATCAAAAATAAATAACAAAAAAATTATGCCTATATCAGCATTAGCAGCTGCAGGAATTTCAGCCGGAATTGGATTAGCAACTACCGGAGCAAACCAGGCAATTTCAGCAGGCCGAACAAGAAGAGCCAGGCACTGGCAAGTTCAACAAATAGATCAGCAATACAGGCGTGATCTCGAAAACAGAGAATACAACGATCCTTCTAACCAAATGGCCAGGCTAAAAGAAGCCGGATTAAACCCACACCTGGTATATGGCAAAGGAAACGTACAAAACCAGTCAACACTAAAAGCACCTTCTACACCCGGGGTAGCACAACAAGCACCCGCAAACTTTCAATTAGATGCACTATCAGAATTAGGAAAGTACTATGCCAATAAAACTCAAGCAGCAACAGCACGTAAAACAGAAGCAGAAGCAGACGTAGCGCAGGCTACAGTACAAGATATGATAGATAAAAAATCCTGGGAATTAGATATGCTAAAATACCGTACTACCGACCTGGGAGAACACGTATCAGCTAAGAAAAAAGCAGAGTGGTATAAAATGCAAACCGAAATAGATCGCCAAAAATTAGAATTAGGAAATTGGCGAGCAAAACTAAGAGAACACGGAGCAACAGAAAGCGACGACTGGTCTAAAAGATACGCAATATCAAGATACTCCGGAGATGCTAAAGCACTTAATAGAGTACTCACATCACTGGCAATAGCAGAAGGAGTAGGCGGAGCAATACCCAAAAACGTATTAGGTATACTCACACCAAAACGAAAAAACGTAGTAGGAAAAGAAACATATAACGAAGCTACCGGACAGGGTACAAGTACATATTATAAATACAAATAAAACTATGGGATTCAAGAAAAGATTTAAAAAACGAGGCTTCCGCAAAAGCTACCGGAAACCGTTCAAAAGTAGTAAATCAAGAGGCCGGAAAATCCGGCAATACAAACCTTCAAGAGGTGGTATCAGGTTATAATCACAAATAAATTGTTAAGTAAATGTGTGTAAGTAAAATCTATGTAAATGGGAACCACGTCCCATGCCGTAAATGTTGGCAATGTTCCATGCAAAGGACTAACGAATGGATATTTAGAGTAAAACAGGAAGTAAAGTATAGCAAACATTCATACTTTATGACCTATCAATACAATGAAAAAAATGTCCCAATATATAACATGACAATCGACCACGACACAGGCGAAGTACAAAAGGAATTTGCGCGAGGAATACAAAACGCAAAAAATAAACACTTTGTCAGGACAGTATATTACAGAGATATGCAGCTATATTTCAAAAGGCTGCGTAAAAAATATGATCTAAAATACTATGCCGTCCCGGAATATGGCGATAAAACACAGCGACCACATTATCACGCTATAATTATTACAAATGAAGACAAAACAACACCGTTCTTACGAAACCTTCAAACCCTATGGGACACCTACACAGATGGAAAACCTACAGGAATACAAAACGGTTACGTACATCGAGGCGATGTAGTACACAATACTATTCGCTATGTAGTAAAATATATGTCTAAACGAATTAAAAACACACCAATAGGAGCCGATGAGCCTAAAGCGTATATATCAAAAGGTCTTGG